GCATTCTCTCACTCCCAGATCGAGGTGTCTGACGACCCGAATGCCCGCTTTCCGAAAGACATGATCGAGGCCGGCCAGATCCCGCCGAGGATCGAGACCCGAAGCTGGGGTGAAGCGTCCTACGGTCACATTGTCGCCGACTGGGCACGTCGAAACTTGAAAGGGCCCGACGGCAACCCGTTGACGTTGTTCCCGTGGCAGACCCGAGTGTTGTCCGGCCTGCTCGAACACCATCACGGCGACTTCCGCCACCGGTGGGGCTTGATCTCGACGGCCCGCCAGCAAGGCAAGACCACAGGTCTCCTCATCCCGTTGATCGGATGGTGGCTCACCGAAGGCCGGCAGCTGCGAGGCGGCCCGCAGTCCGTCATGTCCGTCTCGCACAAGCTCGCCCAGGCCGAGGACCTCGCCCGAGGTTTGTTCCCGGTCCTCGAGGAACGGTTCGGTTTCACGACCTGGTCGACGTACGGCCGGAAAGAGGCGCAAGCGGCAGACGGCACGATCTGGCGGATCTCCGCAGCGAACGAGGGCGCCGGTCACGGCACCTCGAACGATCTGATCATCTGCGACGAGATCTGGTCGATCGACGACCGCATCATTGAAGGCGGTCTGCTGCCGACACAACGCGCACGCCCCAACCCGCTCGCGTTGTTCGTGTCAACGGCCGGCGACGACAGCAGCACGTTCTTCCAGCGGTGGCGTGAACGAGGGATCGCCGCAGCCGGTCAGCGTGAACCAGGCCGCTTGTACTTCGCTGAATGGTCTGTGCCGCCCGACGCAGCGATCGACGACAAGTCATGGTGGCCGGCCGCGAACCCTGCCCTGTCGGTCTCACCGCTCGATTGGCAGACACTTGGCGACGACGCCAACAACCTCGCACGCGACGAGTTCCAGAGGACGTGTCTGAACCGGTGGGTGGCGTCGGTCGAATCGTGGCTGCCAGTCGGCGCCTGGGACGACCTGAAACGGCCCGACATGGTCCTCGACGACGGTGGCGTCATCGCGATCGACTCCGCTGCCGACGGCGCCGACTACACCGCTGTTCGAGCAGTGCGATCCGGTAACCGCATCCAGATCGCCGCCGAGTTCAACGTCACCGACCTCGACCGTCTGTGGGATCGCGTCGCCGAGCTCGCCGAGGACCGCAGCCTCGATCTGATGATCACACCCGGCCTGCATTCGATCGCACCACCCGAACTGCGACGCCGCCTGACTGTCTGGGGCCAAAAAGAAATCACGATGCTGACCGAGATCGTCCGCAACATGATCCTCGAACAACGCATCGAGCACCGAGGCGACCCACTACTCGACGAACACGTCCGCCGCGCGGTCGCCGGCCGGGCAGGATCCTCGATCACCCTGTCAAGCGTCAAATCGCCGGGGCCGATCCACCTGTGTCGGTGCATGGTCGCCGCCGCCGGTCGAGCAGCACGCCCCACCTCGAACGTGCGCAAACCGTCGATCGGCAGCAGCCACTAACCACACACCCTGTGGAAAACTTGTGGTAGCCTCCGGCAGCGTGGGTCTGTTCCGCGCCAAGCAGCAGCCGGCCTTCGGTGCGTCGCAGGCCCTCAAGGCCGCTGCCGGAGGTGCAGGACGGCCCGGCCCTCTGGTGACACTCTCCAACTCGTCGAGGTCTCAGAGGGCCATGAGCGTCCCGACCATCGCCCGTGCGGTCGGACTGATCACCTCGACCATCGGCGGTCTTCGCATCGCCCCGTACGCCGTCCAGTACACGAACGGCCTACCGAACCGGCTGTACATCGAACCGGAACGCTGGCACGAGCAACCAGATCCGAACTGCACCCGGAACTTCATCATGGCGTCCACCGCGCGCGACTTGATGTTCGAAGGTCGAGCGTTCTGGTACATCACCAGCCGCTACTCGACAGGTTTCCCGGCAGCGTTCACCTGGCTGCCAGCAAATAACGTGCAGACACCAGGCAACTCCGGCCCGGAATGGTTCGGTCCGGCCGACGAGATCATGTTCCAAGGTGTCGACGTCCCGGTCGAGAACGTCGTCCAGTTCCTGTCACCGATCCCAGGCATGCTCTGGTACGGCGACCGGGCCATCGACATCGCAGTTGCACTCGATCAGGCAGCCAAACGATTTTCGAGTGTCGAGATCGCCGCTGGCTACCTCCAGCAGCGAGACGGCGAACCGATGTCCGGTGACGAACTCACCGAACTCGCAGCCGCCTGGGCGGAAGCACGCCAGAATCGTGCGATCGGCGCGCTGAACCAGCACGTCGAATGGCACGAGTTCAAAAGCAACCCTTCGACGTTGCAGTTGCACGAAGGCCGGCAACACGCCGCCATGGAACTCGCCCGAGTCATGCAAGTCCCACCGTGGCTGGTAGGTCTCAGCGTCGGCGGCATGACCTACCAGAACTCGATTGAGGCACGACGAGACTTGTTCCTGTTCGGAGCGAAACCGTACGTCGACTGCATCGAGGAGACCTTGTCGACCGGCCAGGTCACACCACGAGGCCGATACGTCGAACTTGACATCAGCACCTACCTCGAGGAAGCCGACACGGACCTCGACGACACAGGAGTGAACGCATGATCCGACTGACCGCTCAAGCGGTGACGATCGACGCCGCCGAAGGCGAAGCACCATCTCGCACGATCTCCGGCATCGCCGTCCCCTACAACACCGACGCTGTCGTCCTCGGCGGCCGCAAAGTGCGCATCATGGCCGGCGCACTCCCAGTCGACGGCCCCAACCCTCGACTCCTCGCCGAACACGACACCGACCGAGTGATCGGTGTCGTCACCGAACGGATCAGCACCGACGCCGGCATGTTGTTCTCAGCGCGGATCGCCAAAACACAAGCCGGAGACGAACTGCTTGAACTGTTGCAGATGGGCGCCTACGACTCCGTGAGTGTCGGCCTGGAGCCTGTCGACGTCGACCACGACGGCAACACTCTCGTCGTCCGAGCAGCGAACTGGCAGGAACTGTCAGTCGTCTACCAGCCGGCCTTCCAGGCCGCCAAGATCACCGAGATCGCCGCCGCCGCCGAAGCGGAGGCCGACGAACCCACCACCCCCGAACCGGAGGAAACCGAAGACATGGAAGACAACCTCGAGCCGGTCGCTGCAGCGGCCCCGGAGAAGCCGACCGCCCCGATCCACGCCCAGGCCCGCAACGTCATGAAGGGCTTGCCGTCGATCGGCGAATACCTGCTGGCGATGCGCGAAGGCGGACATCGCTGGCATCAGATCAACGACAACATCCGTGCAGCCACCGGTGACGTCGTCGTCTCCGACGCTGCCGGTCTCATCCCGACGCCGGTCGTCACCCCCTACTACGACGACATCAACGCCCTCCGGCCGATCGTGTCGTCGCTCGGTGTGCGCTCGATGCCGGACGCTGGCAGCACGTTCCTCCGGCCGAAGGTGTCGAACCACGCCGGTGTCGCCGTCCAGTCGAGCGAACTGTCGAACGTCGAAACGCAAGACTTCGACCTGTCGAACGTCACCTTCACGAAGAAGACGTACGCCGGGACGTTGCTGTTGTCCGAGCAGGTCATCGACTTCTCGACGCCGTCGATGCTCGATGCGGCCGTCACCGACCTCGTCGGCCAGTACGCGCTCGCCACCGAGGACTACGTCGTCGACCAGCTCGCCGCAGCGATCACGAACACTCAAGAGATCGAGATCACCGACATCACCGACCCGGCCGAGGTCATCGCCGACATCTACACCGCAGCGTCCGGCATCGCATCGGTCGGCAACTACCTGCCGAACGCGTTGATCGTGTCGCCGGCCAAGTGGGCGGCGCTCGGCGGTCTCACCGACTCCACCGGCCGTCCAGTGTTCCCCCAGATCGGCCCTCAGAACGCTGCAGGGACGATGCCAGCCGGTGCGACCGGCTACACCGGCAACCCGCTCGGTCTCAACCTGGTCGTCTCGAACCAGGTCGGTTCTCAGGCGGTCGGCAACAAGACCGCGACCGAGTACCTGTGGCTCGTCAACACTCGAGGCATCGAGTTCTACGAGAACTACAAGGGGATCATCACCGACGCAGACGTGCAGAAGCTCGCGATCCGAGTCACGACCCGTGGCTACATCGCTTGCGAAGTGATCGACGTCAACATGATCCGCATTCTCGGACCTGACGCCACGTTCGCCTGATCGCAGCATCCCCTGGCTGACGACTGGATCACGGCATGACCAACTTCCGCATCATCAACTCGGAGCGGTTAGACGGTCATGCCGTGATTCAGACACTCGAAGATGTCGACGGGCACATCCCGGTCGGCGTGTTCGCCAACATCGCGAACCTGGCGACGAACACCGCACTGAACGGCAACCAGCAACTCGTCGTGTCGGTCGTCCCATACCGTCTGCTCGAAGTCGACGACTACAACAACCTCATCTTCGACTACGAAGACATCCGGTTGAACCAAGTCATCCTGCTCAACGCCGGCGCCGACCTCGAACTCGCCGCCGAAAGCGCTGGGACGCTCACCTACGAACCGTCGATCACTTGGATCACGACAGCGAACGTGACCGAATGGTTGGGTATTGCGACGGCGACAGCGAACGACACAGCGTTCCTTGCGAAATGTGTCGCTGCTGCCAACGTGTGGTGCTACCGGCGACGCGCAGAATCGAACTATCACGACGACGTCGACGCCGTCCCGGACGACGCCGTCAAACTCGGCACGATCATGTACGCCGCGACCCTCTACCGGGAACGTGGCAGCGTCGACTCGTTCGCATCGTTCGACGACATGGCCGCATCACCGCAGTTCGGTTCGATGTCACGAATCAAACAACTGCTCGGCATCGGAAGGCCATCGGTCGGCTGATGGCAGCCACAGGCATCCTCCAAGCGGCCCGAACCGCAGTCGCCGACGCGATCACCGCGAAAGGTTTGACGGTCGTCACCGACCCACGCAACGCCAGACCACTCACCGTGTTCGTCGACCTGCCATCCTGCGCAGGTTTCAACTCCAACATCCTCGATGTGACTGTCCTCGTACGGATACTCGCAGCACCACCAGCGAACAGTGACGCCGCCGACTACCTGCTCACCGCCGCCGACACCATCCACTCGAGCACCGGCCTCGCCGTCACCGCAGTAGAACCTGGCAGCATCCAGTTCGCAGAGCAGATCATCCCCACCTACGACCTCACCGTCCGCCTCTCAGTCAGGAGAGTTTGATGACCTACGCCACCACCGGACCGTTCGCCGAGATCGGCGATCTCCACGTGTCTGTCGTCTACGCCGCAGTCACCCCATCCGACAGCGTCGACTTCACCACGCTCGCCAGGGCGATCTACGTCGGCGGCGCAGGCAACGTCGTCGCTGTCCGCCACGACAACACGGCCGTCACGTTCACCGGTGTGCCGGCGGGGACGGTGCTGCCGATCGCCTGCCGCCGGATCAACTCGACCTCGACGACTGCTACGGCGATCGTCGCATTGCACTGACATGCGTCTCGGTCTCGGCATCTCGATCCCTGGCACTGGCGGTCTGGTTCAGGCGGCGTTCTCGCCGCTCGACCTGTCACCGGTGCTGTGGTTGGATGCTGCGGACACGTCGACGATCACCGAGTCCGGCGGTGCCGTCTCGCAGTGGGACGACAAGAGTGGCAACGGATACCACTTGACTCAAGGGACCGGCGCACAGCAGCCGAAGTCAGGTACAGCAACGATCAACTCGTTGAACGTAATCGAATACGACGGTGCGAACACCCAGTACATGCTTAACGCCTCAATGCCTTGGGCTGGCACTTCGCTGACTGTTTTCGCCGTCTACGAAATCAATCCTTTGGACGTTCAATACATTGTTGCCGGTGCGAACAACTCAGCTTCTTACTTGTATATGGCAGTCGACGGCAACGCAGGGACCACGGGGTCTGGAAGCATGACGAGCACCAGTTTGTACGTTGACGGCGTTCAGTTCACCGGCACGACGTACAACGATGTGTACGACTTTGTTGGTAATAGTCCTGCCGTTGTTCGAGTGACAGGAACTTCCGTGACTTACGACGGCATCAACGTCGGTTATTTCGGCGGCGGTTCAGGTGCGTCACGATTCGGATATGGCGACAAAATCGGCGAAATGATCGTCGTTGAAACGCCGACAGCGCAGGAGATCGCAGACACCGAAACGTACCTCGCGAACAAGTGGGGGATCACGCTGTGAACTGGTACACCTGGACCTCACAGGCCGCTTTCGACGTGTGGCACGACACTGTGATCGCTGGACTCGGCTTGCCGTGGATCGGCATCAACCAGAACACCGGCCAGCCGGAACCCTCAAAGCAGCAGACGACCGCCTACACCTCCGTCGTCGAGGTCAGCAACGTCGACTGGCGTGCCCCAGTCGGCGACGACATCGCCCTGGCGTACGCCGCCGGTCTCGGCGCACCGTCCACCCCACCGCCCACCCCTGAACCGTAGGAGCAACAGTGGCTACCACCACCACCCTCAGCAACCCCACCATCCTCATCAACAGCGTCGATTACACCGACAACTGCTCATCTGTCACGTTCACGACCCGTTTCGAATCGCTCGAAGCGACCGCGTTCGGCGACACCGCCCGCAAGTACACCAAGGGCCTCGGCAACCACGAAGTCACCGTGACCCTCATGCTCGCCTACGACACCGCCGAAGTCGAAGCGCTCATCGCCGCCCTTGTCGGCACCACGACCACCGTGGTCGTGTACGCCACGCAGTCGCAGACGCCCGGCGTCACGAACCCCGAGTTCGAACTGGTCGGCACCTACCTCGAGTCGTACACCCCGGTCAACGCGTCGATCGGCGAACTCCAGACCGTCGACCTCACCTTCACCGGCGGCGTCCTCACCCGGTCCACGAGCTGATCCGAACATGAAACTGCGACTCGAACTTGACCTCGGCGACGGACCCATCGAACTCGTCGCCGGAACACACGCCCTCGTCCTGTGGGAACGCCGGCACCAGGGCCGTGTGTTCGACATCGCCGACGGCCTCGGACTTGAAGACCTGTGTTTCCTCGCCTACCACGCCTGCCTCGCAGCGAAAGTGGTCGTCCCGGCCGAGTTCGACACGTTCATCAAAAGGGTCGACTACGTCCGACCGCTCGGCTGGGTGATGCCAACCCCTACCCGAGCGGCTCCATCCGACGACGTTACGCAGAACTCCTCGTCGTAACCGGATGGTGGCCGCCACACATCGAGTTCGACGACGATGACTGGGCGACCGTCGCCGACATCGTGAAAGGCCGACAAGATGCCAGCAACGACCAAACTCGAAGTCGAAGGCGTCGCTAAAGCCCTCAAAATCTTGAACTCGGTTGATCGCACGCTCGCTAAAGAACTCAAAGCGCAGCTGCGAGCATCGGTCAAACCGGTCGTTTCCGAAGCGCGACGCAACGTGCCGAACAACGCCCTGTCGAACTGGGGATCGTGGCGCACCCCGAAGGGTCGTGACTTGTCGTTCAATCCGACCGAGATCCGCAAAGGGATCAAATACGTCCAACGTGTCAGCGGTGAACGTCGAAACTCGAGGACGTCGCGCACCATCCCACTGCTGCAACTCCGCAACCAGTCAGCCGTCGGCACGATCTTCGAGCTCGCCGGAGCAACCAGTTCGACGACGTTCACCAGGAACATCGAACGCCGGCACGGCCCACCGAAACGCGTACTGTACAAAGCGTGGGATCGGAACAGCGACAAGGTGCAACGTGACGTGCGATTCACCGTCCGCCGCATCGAGCAGGAAGTGACACGGAAACTCCAATGACCATCCGCATCCCGATCGTCTCCGAGTACAACAACAAAGGCGTCAAAGACGCTCAAGCTGGCGTGTCGTCGCTTGAACTCGACATCAAAGACCTCGGCAAAAATGTCCTCGCAGGGTTCGCCGTCGACCAGGTCTTCGAGTTCGGCAAGGCCGCCGTCAACGCAGCGTCTGACCTCGCCGAATCAGCGAACGCCGTCTCGGTCACGTTCGGCGACGCCACCGACTCGATCAACAAGCTCGCCGAAGACGCCGTCAACGCGTACGGCATGTCGACCACCGAGTTCAACACGTTCGCAGTCAAGTTCTCAGGGTTCGCAAAACAGATCGCCGGTGACGGCGGCGACGTCTCCGAAGTCATCGACAACATGGGGACACGGATCGCCGACTTCGCATCGGTCCACAACCTGAGCCTGCAAGACGCTGGTGCAAAGTTCCAGTCTGCGATGGCCGGATCGTCCGAAGTTGTGCGCGAATACGGCATCGACTTGAGCGCTGCCGCTGTTGAGCAGTACGCCCTGGAACGTGGTTTGGCGGCCTCGAAGGCCGAGATGGACGAAACCATCAAGGTGCAGGCCCGCTACGAGCTACTGCTGGAATCGACGAACGACCTGGCCGGCGACTTCGCCGAGACGAGCGACAGCTTGGCGAACTCGCAGCGCATCCTGAAAGCCCGTCTGAGCGATCTGCAAGCCGAACTTGGCACCCAGCTACTCCCAGTCGTCGAAGAAACCACTGCGAACGTCTTGTTCCTTGTCGAGTCGATCGACACACTGTCCGAGTCCGCCGGCGCTGCAGATACGCCGATCAAGGCGTACAAGGAAGGCATCAAGCTGCTGACCGGTCCGCTCGGCGCTGCGAACGACATGATCAGTTTCCTGCGCGAACAGCTCGAAGACACCCAAGGGTACGAATCAAGCCGCGAAGCCGGTCGTGAGCTGAAACCGGTCATCGAAGACAACACCGAAGCGATGCGCGACGCCGCTTGGGCATCTCGAAACCTGAACGACGAAACCATCGAACTCAGAAACGAGTTCCAAGCGTTGATCGGCATCATTGACGATCGGCAGCAATGGAGAGATCTCTACAAAGAACTTGAACGCACCTCAGAAATCATCGGCGAGTTCGGCGAAAGCAGTTTTGAAGCTGAAGAACAGGTCGACGATCTGCGTCTCCAAGTTCTTGAGTACAAAGAAGCGCTAGATCTGCCCGAAGCAGTGGTGTCAAAAATCTTGGCCGAAATCGACGAAGGTGACTGGGAAACCGTCAGGAACCTGATTCTCGGCCTGGAGAAAGGCGTCACGTTGCCTGTCTACTTGGAGATGGTCGGCGGTACAGGTTTACGCGAGTCAGGTCTTGGAGGACTGCGTGGCGTCACACCGATGCAACCAGCAACCTCACCGACAGTCAACGTCGTCGCAG